AGGCATGCCATACAAGAAGAACTTCAATTCTCTTGATGAGTATTTCTCAGTGTTGTTTCATGAACAGGCACATGCCACTGGACATAAGTCACGGTTAAACAGATTTGAAAAGACAAAGGAAATATCCGAAAACAACTACGCATTCGAGGAGTTGGTTGCTGAATTGTCATCCATGTTTCTCTGTGCTCACTTCGGTATCTCTTTTGAGCCAACTGAGCAAAACGCAACCTACCTCAACTCATGGTTGGATGCTCTTAAAGGTGACGCTGCCTACATATGGAAAGCAGCAAAATTCGCTTCGGAGGCAGTTAACTACTGCCTTCAAGCTCAAGACGAAATTAAACAAGCAGCTTAGAAAGGAAAACAAATGACAGAGTTACAAGTTATCAGGGCAACAATCCCTATGCAGTATAAAAAAGTTCAGGAAGCTATGATTGAATACAAGCGTTGCCAGAACTCAAATCAATTAATAAAAAAGGATAAACATTTAAAAGAATTGTTTCGTTTAATTGAGGAAGAGCTTAAACTCTCCTGTAAGTTTAACTCTCGGAGGCAGACAGGATTAATCAGATGAACAAAGTAGAAGAGGAATTTAAACTAAAAATGAAAAGGGCATCTGCATATGCTTCTTTGCAAAATCCAAATTATGAGGATTACTCTCTTTTGGATAAAGATGCAGATGACTGGCTCACTCGCTTGAATGTCCCTGAGAAGTATGAACGGGGAAATATAAAAATAAGAAGATATGAAAAGCCAGAAGGTAGTTATGTGAATAATGGGAGGAAAAAGAAATGATTAAAGTAAAAAGTAGACAACCATCAGTGATACCTTTTCCTGATAAAAAATACAATATCATTTATGCCGATCCTCCTTGGAATTACGAAAAATGGTCAGAAGGTGCAAGTAGAAATGTTAAGGGAAAATATAAAACCATGACTCGTAAAGAAATTTTTGATTTACCAGTTCAAGATATTTCAGAAGAAGATTGCATTTTATTCATTTGGGTCACATATCCAAAATTAATTCAAGGCATCGAAACCATTGAACAATGGGGGTTCAAATATAAAACTTGTGCTTTTAGTTGGGTGAAAACCAATAAATCTTTCTCAAAAGACCAAAGTTCTTTTTTTCCAGAAGATAACTTTAAAAGTTTTTGGGGAATGGGTTACTGGACAAGGGCAAACAATGAAATTTGTTTACTTGGCACTAAAGGAAAACCAAAAAGATGTTCGAAATCAGTTCAACAAATAGTTTTTGACAACATAAGAGAACATTCAAGAAAGCCAGATTGCGTAAGAAATAGAATAGTTGAACTTTGTGATGATGTGCCTCGAATAGAATTGTTTGCTAGGCAACGGCACGAAGGCTGGGATGCTTGGGGCAACGAAATATGATACAAATGAAGCATAGAATAGGCTGGGTGTAATGGAAGTGTGCAAAGAAGTGAAAAATTGGATTGAAGATATAATCGGTGTTGTCTGTTTGTTCGCAGGTTTCTATTGCTTTTTTGTTTTCGTTGTTACAGTCTGGGGTTAGTTGCATTGCCTCGAATCATTGTGACTTCATGTTTCTCCCAGAACTGCCCCACTTGTTCTCGTAACTCGTGGGGTTTCTTTTTGTTTTATTATAGGTTACTGTTTCAGTACAGTTCACCACTGAAAATAAAGGTAGGAAAATGGCAAAGACAAAACGTAAAGTCGGTAGACCTAAATTCGAGATCACAGATGCTATCATGAAAAAGGCAGAAGACTATGCTGCCAAGGGTTTAACCATCGATCAAATCGCTGCTGTGCTTGGTATTTCTGATGCAACTATCTATGAAAGACAGCAGGAATATCCTGACTTTTATGACGCTCTAAAAAGAGGTAGAGCTACTGGCATAGCTAACGTGACAAATGCCCTCTATGAAAAAGCCACTGTCGATAAAGATAATACGGCTATGATTTTTTATTTAAAAAACCGTGCAGGGTGGGTTGATAAACAGGAAACAACTACCACTGTAGAAAATAGACATGTCATCGATCTAACTGGGATAGACAATGAATCACTTAAACAACTTGAATCAGTTCTTGAGCAATCTATCACTCGAACAGGTGAGGGCAGAGAAGTACCGAAGATCATTGAGGGAGTTCACGAAAGCTAGTTGGGATTCCATCGAACCTGGTGTTGAGTTTCAAAACAACTGGCATATTGATGCAATCTCTGAACATCTTCAGGCGGTTGTGGAAGGTAACATCAAACGTCTGATTATAAACGTACCTCCACGCCACATGAAATCAATCTCTGTTGCCGTTTGCCTTCCTGCTTGGACTTGGACTAGGCAACCTGACAAGAAGTTCCTGTATGCTTCTTATGCCAGTTCTCTGTCAATTCGTGACAGCGTTAAATGCCGAAGGCTACTTGATAGCCGTTGGTATAAAGCTCACTTCGAGGATACATTTAAATTAACTTCTGATCAAAACCAGAAGCAGAGATTTGAAAATGATAAGACTGGAGCCAGAATAGCTACGTCAGTTGATGGTGCTTTAACTGGTGAAGGTGGTGATATTATAGTTATTGACGATCCGCATAATGTTAGGGAAAGCGAATCATCTGCTGTTCGTGAAGGTGTACTGGAGTGGTGGGATCAGGCTATGCAAACTCGTTTGAACGATCCTAAGACTGGTGCGTTTATAATTATTATGCAGCGTGTGCATGAAAGAGACTTAACTGGGCACATATTAGCAAACGAACTTGACGATGAGTGGAATCACCTCTGCCTTCCTGCCAAGTATGAAATAGGACATCCAACACCGACACGGTCATTTCTTGGCTTTACTGATCCTAGAACAAAAGAAGGTGAGCTTCTCTGGCCCAACAGAATTGATGAAAAAACTTTGACTTCCTTGGAAAAAAGTCTGGGCAGTTATGCTTCAGCAGGACAATTGCAACAACGTCCAATGCCAAAAGGTGGCGGTATATTAAGAGCTGAGTGGTGGGTTCCGTGGGAAAGTGAGGATCTTCCTGACATTGAATATGTGCTTCAGTCGTGGGATACGGCTTTCAGTACAAAAGAAAAAACATCCTATTCTGCCAGAACAACGTGGGGTGTATTCAAGCACAAAGGTATGACTTGTGCGATTGTATTGGATATGTGGTATGATCGTGTTAGTTATCCTGAGTTAAGAAAGATTGCTCAGGAGGCATATTACGACTATGAACCTGATGCCGTGTTGATAGAAAAGAAAGCTTCTGGTCAATCTCTCCTGCAGGATTTACGCATTGCAGGGATACCAGTAATTGAATATATGCCTGACAGAGATAAGGAGGCAAGGGCACATGCAAGCTCTGCTTTACTCGAAGATGGCAGAATTTACTATCCATCGTCAAAGAAATGGTGTAAGGACTTGATCGATATCTGCGCAAGTTTCCCTGCTACGGATAATGATGACATCGTTGACACATGTACTCAGGCATGGTTAAGATTGAGAAAAGGTTGGTTCGTTGGTCACTCGACTGACTATGATGACGATGAAGAGCCTGAAAAAAGAAGGATAACGCTCTATGGCTAGAAAACCGATATCTCTTCAACAAGATACAATTCCGTTTACCGAAGGTGCTCCACCTGATGACTTGCTTGTTGAAGAAATTGGAGATGATGTATTAATTGGTGACCCTGCTCTTGATGATGTTTCTGAGAAAGATGACCAGTTCGACAACAATCTTGCCGAAGAACTTTCGTCAAAAGAATTAAATAACAAGGCATCGACTTTGGTGTCTGCTTATAACAGTGATCGTGAAGCTCGTTCTGAATGGGAGGAGCGATATAAAAAAGGTCTACAGACATTAGAACCTGAAGGTGGCATGAACGAATCAGAAGAGGAGCGTGCTGTTCGAGGTCTATCGACAGTTGTGCATCCTATGATTGCCGAAGCTGCTACGCAGTTTAATGCCAGAGCTATTGCAGAATTATATCCGTCAGGTGGCCCTGTTAAGACGGTAATTGTCGGAGATCCCAGCGAGGAGCTTGAAGAACAGGGACGTAGGGTTCGAGAGTTTATGAATTACCAAATTACGCAGGAAATGCCAGAATACTTTCCTGACTTGGATCAGATGTTGTTTCATCTGCCTCTGGTTGGTCAGACATTTAAGAAAGTTTGGTGGGATAGCAACATGGAAAGGCAGTGTTCTCAGTTTGTAAAGGCTGAAGATTTTGTTGTCGCTCCTGAAAGCAAAGACTTATATACGTCCCCACGATATACGCATGTTATTAAAATGCCGAAAAACGACTACAATCGATACGTTCAGTCTGGCTATTACTTACCGACAACAGATGCAGGAGATGAGGCAAGCACCTCAGAAAATGTTATTGGCGAGATCGAAGGTGTTGATACTTACGGTAATGACGCTCAAGATGATGTGATCACATTACTGGAAATGCACGTTTATGAATTGTTTGACGGTATTGACGATGATATTGACGATGACAACGCTGTAGCTGTTCCTTACGTTGTGACGATTGACTACGACAACGAAAAGATTGTCAGCATTCGCAGAAACTGGAATCAAGATGACGAGCGTAAAATAAGAAGGGATTGGTTTGTTTCCTACAAGTTCTTACCAGGTCTTGGTTTTTATGGCTTTGGATTGTATCACCTGATTGGTGGTTTGGGTAAAGCAGCGACTGGATCTTTGAGGGCATTACTTGATTCCGCTGCTTTTGCAAATATGCAAGGTGGTTTCAAATTAAGAGGTAGAGTTTCTGGTGGCGAAGTGCAGGTCAATCCTGGTGAGTTTGTTGATCTTGATGCAACGGTGGATGATGTTAATAAGGCGATCATGCCACTTCCGTTCAAAGAACCCAGTGGTGCGTTGTTTAATCTGCTAGGTTTGATTGTAGATGCAGGGCAAAGATTTGCCAGTACCGCTGATTTAAATGTCGGTGATGTGAACCCAAATGCTCCAGTTGGCTCGACAGTTGCTTTGATTGAACAGGGCAGTAAAGCTTTCTCAGCAATTCATAAGAGATTGCACTACGCTCAAGGTCAAGAATTTAAATTACTTGCTGACTTGAATGCAGAAAATTTACCTGATGAATTTGAGTTTTCATTGTCTGGTGGCACGGAGATAGTTTACGCTCGTGATTTTGATGAACGCATTGATATTATTCCTGTCAGTGATCCGAATATATTTAGCACGGCTCAAAGGATTGCTCAGGCTCAGTCTGTTTTGCAAATGGCTCAGTCGGCTCCACAGTTGCACGATATTTACGAAGCTTACAAGAGAATGTATGAGGCGATACGGATACCAAACATTGACGAAATCCTGAAGAAACCTGAAGAGGCGGTTCGGATGGACCCAATTGATGAAAACATGGCGGTTATGTATGGCAAGCCAATAAAAGCTTTTGTTGATCAGGATCATGATTCGCACGTTGCCGTTCACATGCAGTTTATTCAAGATCCGTCTTTGGGTGGAAATCCTGGTGCTCAACAGCTACAACCTATTCTTATCGCTCACATTGCTGAACACATTGCGTTGTTGTATCGTAATCGTATGGAGGCAAGTGTCGGTGTACCATTACCACCAGTTCCAGATTTTAATAGCGAAAGACCTGATTTGAAGGATATCAATCCACAACTTGATAACTTAATTAGTCAGAGGGCAGCTCAAGTTGTACAGCAAGCTCCACAGATGAAACAGATTGCTGCTATTACAGCTCAACTACAGCAACAACAAGAAGAAAACCCATTACAATATGCTCAACAGTTAGCTCAATTAGAGACAGAAGCTCTGAAGGCTAGAACACAAGCTCAAATCCAAGCGGATCAGGCTAAGGCTCAGTCGCAAATTCAAATCAAGCAAGCTGAGGCAAAGCAGGATATGGAGATTGAGGCAACAAAAGCAAGAGCTGATTTGCAAGCTAAAATCCAGAAGTTGGAAGCTGAGTTGCAGTTAGAGCGAGAAAAGAATGCGTCGAAAGTTCAGATGGAACGTGAGAAAAACGCAGCGGAAATACAAATGGAGGCTATGAAGAATGTCCCCGAATGATCTGTTAGCTTCGATCAGACCAATTAATCCTGCTGCTTTTGGTCCTGTTAAGCAACAGATGCCACCACAGGGGATGCCACCACCACAAGGGATGCCACAGCAAAATCCTGAAGGTGAGAAAATGACAAATTACTTGATGAATAAAGTTGAAGAGATTAAACAACGATTAGGGCAAGGTGATGTTGGTGCATTATCAAATGTCACTAAAGCTATGAGAGGTTAATTATGCATTACGGAGCACTACCAAAGAAGACAAGTATTAAAGGTCAACCTCATGAGTTGAGTTACATAACTCCTCAAGAGGCAGGGGTTTTAAGGATGTTGGGTGGAGCAGGTAAGAATGTAAATGGAGTTCCTGCTTACTATCATACACCAGGTCATGGTACGAGTATCGCTGCAGGATACGGTCAAATGGCTGATACACTTAGGCAAGCACCAGGAGGAGCTGTTAGTCTAAGCGGAAAAAAAGTCGGTGATACAAAAGACAGAAAACCAAAGAGACAATCTGAACAAACTATTATGGATCTGTTAAAAGCCAATAACGCCAAAGCAAGAGCTGAAAGAGAAATGGCTGCTCGTGCTGAAGCTGAAAAAGCAGCAGCAACTTTAGAAAGTGGCAATGTCTCTCCAACAAGCACTGTTCAAATGAAAGACGGTAAAGTTTTAGTTTCCACTAATGTTGGCAGTGGAACTGAGAACACTTATTTAGATCCAGAGACATATACTGCAATGACAGGTTATGAACCACCGTCAGGAGTTACCATAACAAGCAGTGATAATGTCAGCTCACCAATGTTGGATGCAACTAAGCCAGTTGATACAACTGGTTTTGTAGAAGATTTGATGTTGGCAGGACAAGATATTGGACAGTTGTTTGATCCATCTTTAGGAAGTTTGATGGGTGATGAGCAAGGTGCGAGAGCTTTAGGCTCAGGGGTACAGCAATCATATTTTGTACCTGGTGTTGCTTTAGGAGATCCAGACAGGGGTGTCAGAGCTGAATCGGCTGCTGATGCTTTTAACATAGTGGATATGGATAGATTTGATAACATTAGACCTGACGATCCTTTGTTTGATATAGATCCTGCAAATGTTTTGTCGTATGACGAATTGGTTGCACGAGGTATGGTTGATCCAATTACTGGTGACGTTGGTAGACAAGAATTTATGACAGATGGTGTTTACGGTGATGACGTAAGTATTCCTTATGATTATTACGGAGCACCTTTTGGTCTTGGCTACGATGACAATGGCAACTTAATTGAAATACCTTTAGGTGGTGGCATTACAATACCAGGTACAGACATTGCGATTACGGCTCCTCCCACTGACGATGGTGGTGGAGGTGCTCCTCCTAGCGGTGGGGGTGCTTCTTCTGGCGGTGGAACATTCCCCAAAAAACGTGATGTTTATGGCAATCCAATTCGTTTGACAAAGGGTGGAACAAGTTGGTGGAAAATGGCAGCGAACTGGACGAACCCTTCAGAAAGAATTGATACATATGTTACTATTGATGAGCAGGGCAATTACATTACATCTGACGGTAAAATTGTCCCAGAAGAAATAATTGCAACGGCATTGCTGACACCGACAGACATTCAAATAAAGACAGAGATAGAAGAAACACAATTGCCTTATTTTCCAAGGAACGAATATGATTTTCAAACTGGCAGAATGAGTGATGTGGAATACAGATTGGGCAAGGATACAAATTTAAATAGCAACTAAGGAGACTAAAATGGCTGAAGTAAACGTAGAAAACATGGAAGAAAATGCGGAACTTTTTGTAGAGAAGATGGGCTTTTCTCATGATTCCGAAGGGTTGGAAATGTCTGACGATCAGCTTGTTAACTTTTTATTGCTTTGTCACCAAATGCAGTTTGGTATAAGTGACGAGCACGAAGAAGAAGAAATGATGGAAGAGGATATGATGGAGCACGACGGATCTGACGTTAAAGTTAAGATCATGAAAGTCGGATCAGGGGACGATGTTCACTCCATGATGAATAAAATTCTTGGTGGCTAGATGCCTGTACGCAAAGTAAAGGGTGGCTACAGATACGGAACCAAAGGAAAAACCTACAAAACGAAAGCTGAAGCTGAACGGCAAGGTCGTGCGATACGTGCCTCTGGCTACAAAAAGAAGAAATAAAGCCGTGGAACTTAAATATTTAAGAGCACGGCTAATTTCTTATAAGGATAAACGAAGTGAGTAAATTAAAAAACCTTCCTATTATTGGCTCTCTTCAAGGAATTATAAAAGAAGAGGCAATGGAACCTCTTGTTGAAATGTTTCTTCGTTCTTTAAGAGGTAAGATTGTTGATTCCCCTAAAAAACCGATAAAAACAGATTTAGATCCTGCAGGAATGGGAGCAACAAAGCTTCCTACTTTTGTTGAAGATATTGATTATAAAACAACCGACTTAGGTGTTTTAACCCCTAGAAAAGAACTTGATATTGCTGACTTGCAAGGAAGAACTTTAACTCCTGCTTATGGAGACAGAACATATGCAGGAATGACACTTGATGAAATTGCAGGTGTTAAGCTTGATCAACCTGTACTAATGCAAGGTGGAAATCAGTACATGCGTGAAGGACAAGGTCTTTGGGCATCTAAACAAGAGGCTATGGAAAAAAAAGCAAAAGCCATGAGTAAAATGGACGATCCTTTAATGATTTACACTGCAATGGGAGGTCAATCTGGTGATTTTTCTAAAATGATGTCTGATGCTACAATGGGTATGATTGAGCAAAGCAAAATAACTAAAAAAGCAGCAAAAATTTATGATGACGAAATAAAAAAGACAGTTGATAAAAACTGGGTTGGAATACTTAATCCAAAAGTTCGTGAATATCTAGATAAAATGCCTGGCACAGATAGAAGGTTGCTTTGGCAAGAAATGGACAAAGCTAGTTATAAAAAATTAGGTTTTCCAGATCTTGGCGTTATTAGAACAGCAATTACAGAACGAGAGCTGTTAACATTACCAACTTTTGCAACAGGGCGATCAATAGGAGCTTTGGAGTCTTTTTTAACTTCTCCTTCAACACATAAAACCTATGATACGGAAGTTATAGGAAAATACACGGGTGCTTTGCCTTATGATGTTCCTGGTCAAATGGTTTTTCGAGATTTTTTTAAAATGATGTCGCAAAAACCCCCTGGAGAAAAAGGTGGACCCCCTGATCCTCGAAGATCCTTTATGATGACACCATCAATACAACAAAAAGTTGATCAACAAATGGTAGATGAAATTAGTGTTTTTAACGAAATCATGAAAGACCGTAATTAATGGAGCGTTTTGTTTTATCTTTATTTATGCCCAAAGCATTTTCAAGCATAGCTTCTAATCGATCCATTTTTAAATGGGCTTTTTCGGTTAATTCATATCCACCAGTTTCACTGAGTATTATCTCTTGTATCTCTACAAGAAGTGCATCTCTATTTGTTTCGTCCATTTTATTTCCTTTCTTAAAAAAACAAATTGTACTACAGTTAGAACACGAGGTCAAGTTTCATGGCTACTAAGAAGAAAAAAACAAAAAAGGATGCCTGTTATCACAAGGTAAAAGCTCGTTACACACGAGGTGGAGGCACATGGCCTTCCGCTTATGGATCTGGAGCGTTAGTAAAGTGTCGAAAAGTCGGTGCTAAGAACTGGGGTAAGAAAAGTGCCAAAAAAAAGAAAAAGTAGCACCAGTGGTGGATTAAGAGCTTGGTTTGGTCAAAACAAAGGAAAGGGTTGGGTTGACTGCAAAACTGGTAAGCCGTGTGGACGCAAATCCAGAACAAAAACAAAGAGGGGATATCCTGCCTGTAGACCGACAATGGCTCAATGCAAATCAAAGTCAGCAAAGACTGCAGCTAAAAAGAAAACGTCAGCAAAACGAGTAAATTGGAAAGGTAAAAAAAGTGGCAAAAAAAGCAGTTGAAGCACCTGAAGGATATCACTGGATGAAGTCTGGTAAAGGATTTAAATTAATGAAGAACCCAACTGGTGGGTATAAACCTCATAAGGGTGCAAGTAAGAAGGCAACCTTTGAAATACAGAAGGTGCACAAGAAATGAAAAAGAAAAAATCACTAACAAAGGCTCAAAAGAAAATTGCATCTCAGGCAAAACCTAAAAACAAAATTACTGGTGCTGACTTTAAGAAGTTACGAAAGAAAAAGTAATGGCTGAGTACAAAGGCAAGAAGGTAAAGATTGGTAAACCTCGCAGAATAGCCAAGGGTGAAACGTCCTATGGCAAGAAGAAATCTGTTGTCTATGTCATGGATGGTGACAAAGTTAAGCGTGTAACTTTTGGCGATCCGAATATGAAAATAAAGAAAAACCAAAAGGGACGCAGAAAAAATTTTAGGGCACGGCATAACTGCGATAATCCTGGTCCAAAAACAAAAGCACGATACTGGTCGTGCAAGGCTTGGTAGATGGCAAAAGTAGACAGCATACCTGGTCTTGGAGTTTTAAAAGATTTCATTAAAGATCCCATTAAAGATTTTTTGCTGACGTTAGGCAAGAAGTCTGGCACTCCCCCTGTTGAAGAGTTCAGTCCATCCTTAAAAGCTGCTGAGGCATTAAAACAGGAGAAAGGACCATACGAACAGCTCAAGGCTACCATGATTAATAAGCATGGTGCTAAGGAAGCTGAAATGGATTGGTCAGGTGCTAATGATCTTTTTGCAGGTAAAACAGTTACAAAAACTGAACTTGTTGATTATTTAAGTGGTCGCTCAAGAGGTTTTGACGCAATGCGATTACAATACAATGATCCCACAGACTTAATCAAAGAGAGCACCAGTGTTGCAAAAGGTTTTATGATAGATCCTTATCTTCCAAATTTAACTAGGGTAATGAGGGGTCCAAGAGGATATTTTGTTGCGGAGCAAGGAAGCGATAAGCCAATTCAAGGAAACGTATTTTACGACAGTTCAGAAAAGGCTTATGAAGTTTCAGATAGAATTAATGACAAAAGATTACAAATGTCAGGGATGAAGGAGTCAGGACTAAAAATTGTTTCCCCTGACGAACTTACCTACACTCAAGACAACTTTCCATTAGGTGGCACAGACACAGCGGAAACGGTTTATCGATTTGATGATCCCACTGGCATTTATGATGATGCAGTAGCTTCACATCATAAGTTTAATTTGCTTCCTGATGACAATGTTTTAGCTCACACTCGCACAGCACAATTTCCAGTGGTTGACGGTGGTACAGGTTATCACGTTGGTGAAATTCAGTCGGATGTTTTTCAACATCAAAGATGGGCAACAAAGTTAGGAAGAGCACCAAGGGAAAAATTAAGATCTCGAAGTGAGGAACTTGCGTATAGAGATGAGCTTGAAGGTTTGGATATGCGTGAGTTAACTGAAGACATAAATATTTTTAATAGAGCAGTTAAGATACAAGAAAAAGAATTTATTAATAAAATTAACGAAAAACTAAATGCTATGGGTGCAGATTCTATTGATTATAGGGGGTTTAATGTTGCACTAGATCGAGGTTATGTAGTTCCTCAGGTAACTAAATCAAATCCTAACTTTGTTGCTTTTAGTGAAATAGGGTTTGACGATAGTATGTTCCGACCATTAAATGTTTACGATAATTTTAAAGATGAATTTAATGATTTAATGAAAATCAAAGAAAAATTTCAAAGTGCAAAGGATGAATTCGCGGATGTTTCAAATTTACAAGTTTTAAAGAAAACAAATATATTCAAACAATTGCCATATGGTGAAAGTACAAACCAGTGGGTTGACATGGTGCTTCGCAAAGAACTTGCCAAGGCAATTGATTCAGGTTCTGAATTTATGACAATTCCCAGTTCTGATCTTGTTAGAAAATACACCAGTGGTTCAGAAGAGGGTCAGGGGAAGTTTTATGATCAGATTGTGCCAATGCGATTAAACAAACTGGCAAAGAGATATGACCCAAATATTAGTGTTATTCCTCGACAAATAAAAACACAGGCAGGGGTAGAGAATGTCACGGCACTACCATTGACGCAAAAACTTATTGATAATATCATGAAGAAAGGATTGCCCAAGTACGCAGTTCCTATTACTGGTGGCAGTTTAGGAGCACTATCTTTTGTTGAAGGGGAACAGCAGTAATGGCAAAAGCAGCGGTAAAAAAAGTAGCACAAGCTGAAATAAGAGCAGCGAAAAGCTTTTTAAAAAGGCGAGGTTTTACAAGTGAACAAATCTCCCCTCGCAAATTTGCAATGGCAGCCAAGGAACTTGATAAGAGTTTTAGTGAAACTTTAAAGATATTGGCTCGTGAATTATCTGGAGGTCAAGTATGATTAGCCTAGTTCCCACCGTTACAGGGGAAACCCCTTATATTGGTGACTTGTCTTTTACGGAGGAACAAAGGCAAGAGTTAATTAATGCTATGCGTACTGCAGGGCAGGGAATGTCTTTTAGTACAGGGGACGAAATCGAAGCAGCAATTAAAACCATGATTGGTGATAAGTCTTATAGTGAAAACATAGATGCTATACGATCTGGGATTAAAGGTTTTGAAGATGAAAATCCAAGCGCTTCTCAAGCTCTTTTCTGGGCAGGGGTTTTGCCAACAATAACAGTCGCTGCTCCCAAACTTGCCATGACGTTGCTGTCAAGATTTGGTCCAAAGGCACAAGCTTCTATTCTTGGTGCAGCAGGGGGAGGACTTGAAGGGTTTGCAGCAGGAGAGGGAGTAGAAGATAGAATAGCAAACGCACTTTCTACAGGGGTTTTAGGCGGTATTTTAGGACCAACAATAGTTGGCGGTGCTGTGTTGGCTCAAAAGGTTGCTCCACAAGTCAAAGGCTTTCTAACCAGTTTAAAAGAGAAAGTAAGCCGTGTGGAGCTATCTGTCGATCCAAGCACTTTGGGTTCTTTGGGTGGCAACGTAAGTTTAAAAGTCAGACCAGAATTACCAGAACCTCAAAATTTAGCAGAAGTAGAGGCAAAGAGAGTTGTTGAAATAACAAGCAATGCAAGGCGTGAAGGGCGTAATGAATTAACTGACGCTGAGTTTGCGGAAGTTTCAAAGATTTATGGAGATCGAGGTCATGCAGGAGAATTTTCAAAAGATTTTACAAACTACATTCGCAATAATTCTGATTTGCCTATGGAT